TTTTCCGTTTCGTATATCAACAGATTATTTTACAGATACAGAAATACCAGAACAAGTTAAAAAAGCACAAGTTATATTGGCAGTTTACTTGAATAACAACAGAGATGGTTTAGGATTAAGTGGTCTTGAAGATTTTAAAAATGTAAAAATTGGTAACCTAGATGCAACACCGAACTTTTTTGGCTCGGTTGGTGCAGATAGAGTACCACCACTTTTCGAAAGATACTTTACTGGATTGAGAATTAGTGGACCCGGAAACATTGCAATTAAAAGGAGTTAACATGAGCTATTATCCCGCAGCAGTTATTATCAACGACACCAGTGCTGTAACAGGTAGATTTGGTTGTATTCAAGCACTAAAAGATTCAGAAATTGCAACTTTGGTTGCAGAAAACATTACTGGTGATCTTACAAGTATTGATCTAAAATCCAACTGTAAAATTGAAGGTGTTATAACAAGTATAACTCTTGCAAGCGGTACAGTTATTGCTTATAAAATATAATGGCAATATCTTCTGGGTTAAAAAAGGCAGCATCCAAAGTGGTCAACAAATTTGGTGGTAGCATTACTTACAGAAGAGTTACTACTGGCATTTATAATACTTCTACAGGAACGATAAGCGAAACCAAAACTGATTCGTCTATTAAAGGTGTTTTGGATGTAGTTTCAACATCAGAAGTAAGCGATGCAATAACTCAACAAGATAAAAAATTAACAATTGCTGCAAAGGATATTTCTTTTACTCCTACAAATAAAGATCGAGTAGTTATTGCAGGGGTAGAATTTAAAGTGATAGCAATTAATACAAATGAAATAGATAATACTGCAATAACTTTTGATATATTTTTAAGATGACAAGAAAAATTAAAGTTAGTCAAATTGATGATGTATTTAGAAATGCAGTTATAAAACTTGTTAAGAGAACCACTTTAAAATGGACAATACTCACAAAAAAAGCTACGCCAAGTGTCACTAATAATTTAAGAGGTTCATGGCAAACTGTTATAAAACCATATGAAGGCACTATATTTAATATTGTTGAATATGCAGAACCTGTAGTTTTTGGTACATCTTTACCTCCAAGTTGGAAGGGTAGATATAGAACTAGAAAAAATACAATTAAAGGATTTCCTTTGTTACAGGCCAAGCAATTAACTTCACAATACATACCAACTGAATTAGCAAAAATAATAAGGAGAGGATAATGGCTGCAATAAATTTAAATACTGTAAGAAAAACTATTGAATCAAGACTTAAAGACGAATTTTCTACAGGTAAACCTATAACTTTGGTGTTTAACAATATACCCTTTGATGATTCATCTGCAGATCAGTATATTCAATGCATTACAAGTTTTGGTTCGGGCGAATATCTAACGCAAGAAGCACCAAATTCAAGCACTACTTCAACAAATTTAGTCGTAGGTATTCTTGTTTTTAATATTTACACAAAACAAGGTATTGGTGCTGGCGATAATTTTGAGATTTGCAAAAGGATAAGAAATTTATTTAACAGAATTACTGTGTCAGATATAAGATTTGACTCTGCTGAGGGTCCTGAAATATTACAATCAAGTCCAGAAGGCAGATTTCAAACACAGATTAGTATTACATTTGAATTATATGAAGCACTAACACCATGATTGAAATTACTGAGGAAATGCTAGATGCTATTGAAGCAGTAAAAGGTAGAAGAGAGCCTCAATATTGGGATCACCAATGTAGAAGATATATGGAAAAACAAAAAAACTTTCAAAATATGACAAAAGATGAGTTAGAAAAAAAAGGCAGGGAACTTGGAGTTGAACTTGATAAACGTAAATCAAAAGATAAACTTATTGCAGAAATAGATAATTTACTAAAAAAAGGTTAAACTGGTTGTAAATCTTATTTTTTATTGTTATGGCTGCTGTTAAAGGTGATGTAGGCCAAGTCAAGTTTGATGACGACGGTTCTTCTGTAAACCCTGTTCTTGGAACTAGATCTTGGTCTATGTCTATCACAAAAGACACACAAGAAACTACAGTTCAAGGAGATACATTCAAGTCTTACGTTGGCGGTTTGATTGAAGGAGAAGGTACTGCAGAATTAGTTTATGATGATGCAGCTTCTGGTGAAACTGCAACATTTGTAGACGCAGCTTTAACAACAGGTGATGCAGGTACAGCTTCGTTTGAACTGTTCCCAAACAGTGCAAGCGGAACAAAGAAAATAAGTTTCAGTGGTTTAGTTACAAACTTCGAACAAAGTTCGGCTTTAGGTGATGTAAACACTATAACTATTACATTTAAACCAAGCGGTACCATTACATCAGCAATCTAAATAATTCATGCCAACTCAAAGAACCGCAGACATTCTTCTCGAAGCGTTTAAAGACGAAATGGTTTCAAGAAGAAAATTTGAAGTTAAAGATTCAAATGATAAGGTTTTAATGACTTTATATTTTAAACCTATAACTAGGTATGCAAGGGTAAGGGCACAACAATTAGCAGGTTCCGATGATGCTTTAATTATTTCAACTCAACTTTTATGCCAAATGGCAGAGAAAGAAGATGGAACACCTGCTTTTGATATGTCAGATGCTGCAATATTACAAAGATCATTACCAGAAAAAGTTTTAAATGATCTTGAACTTTTCTTAAATAACATACAACTTGAAATAGAAACTGCAAAAAAAGAATAAAGGGGGATAACTGGTTAAGATTTGAGTTTTTCCTAGCAACAGAACTTGGTAAAACAGTAGAAGAACTTAGAAAAAGTTTGTCTGAAGTTGAATTGGTTTATTGGGCTGCATATTATGAGATTAAATATGACGAAGAAAAAAAAGCAGCACTACGCCAAAAAAGATTTTCAAGGTAATATAGAATAAAGCGTTTTTTTATTTGTGGCAGAGGCAGTTGTTACCTTAAGAGTTGATGCCGGTAGTGCTACATCTGCGTTAAGGAATGTTCAGAATCAAACTAATAAGTTGTCAAATTCATCAAGAGGGGCAACTAAATCTTTGCAAGGCACATCTGTCGCAGCCAAAGGATTAGGTTCAGCATTGCAAGCTTCTCTTGCACCAATTGTTGCTGTTGGTTCTGCTTTTGCCCTTTTAAATAATAGTATTGGTACATTTTTAGCAAGAGATAGAGATATAAAAATACTAGAACAAGGTTTAAAAAATCTTGGTGCAGGTGCAACTACCTTAAATGAATTACAGGAAGTTGCAGACAGGTTTGGTAAAACAACTTTATTCAATCAAGAAGATTTTACAAGAGGTTTTAACTTATTAACCAGTTTTAGAAATATTGGTGTAGATGCTTATGAACGTGTAGCACAATCTGCCGCAGACATTGCACAGGTTAACCAAGTTGATGTCAGCACTTCATTTATGCAACTTGCAAAAGCATTACAAGATCCCGAAAGAAACTTATCCAACTTAAATCGTTCTGGTATTGCTTTTACAAAACAACAAACAGAAGTTATAAAACAACTTATGAAAACCAATAAAGTTGCTGAAGCTCATAAAATGATTTTGGATATTGTAGATGAAAGTTATAACAAATTAGCACAAGCTGCTGCAGGTGGTTTTGCAGGTTCAGTTGATACTTTAGGAGAATCATTTAGAGATTTTAGTGAAACCTTAGGTAAATTACTTGTTCCGGTAATTCAACCAGTAGTTGAAGGTCTTACAAGTTTATTGAATTTTTTAAATACAGATGGCGGTCAAGCCACCATG